CATTTGCATATTTCTGTACTGCCGCCGAACTGTCTTTGAACAATGTATCGACACCACCTGTCAGCTGTTCATAATCAGCAAATGAACTGACTGATTTTGCTACCATTGTTCCTACTGCGGTAGCGGCTGCCGTTCCAGCAATAGCTAACCCTTTGCCCAATTTACCAACGGCACTGCCAACAACTTTAGCTTTATCTCCCAATTCAGAAATTTTTTTGCTTGTGTTGTTCAATGTACTACGCAGATTATTGCTTTCATTTTGGGCTTTTTTCATATTTGCAAAGAAGTTTCCGGCTTTCAACGACAGTGTTGCTCCTATGTTTCTACCTTTTGCCACATCAACCGCCTCCTGTCATTGCTTTTATCTTTTCAGCTTCTTCTTCGTATGCTTTTATCATACTGGCTCGTAAAAATGCCTTTTCATTTCCCGTAGCCCCGGCAATTCTATCCCAATCAAAACCACGTTGGACGTAGTAATGTATTAATTCAAAATCACCGTTGCGTTCAATTAGTTTTTTAGTTCTTCAACCGCCTTAACGCTATCGTCAACATAACCTGCAAAACTTAATGCAGCTTTCGAGATATTCAATACCTCGCCCGGTTCAAATATTTTGTCAAGAATATCTAATGGGTCTTGGCAGCCATATGCCTGTTGCAGTTGTTTGTTTTTCAGTGGCGGTTCTGTCACACATTCATACACCAGATATGCATCCGATTCGCCTGAAGACGCATCCATATTCATTGCGTCATTTACTTGATTTCTTGTTGGTTTTGTTATTGTGATTGTGCCGTCAAGGCTTTCAACGTACAATTCCTTTGTTTTATTTTTGTTCTTTGCTTCCTTTACTTGCTCTGAACGTCTTATCATTTCGTCCAACGTCAATCTTGTATGTTTTTCTTGTCCTGTCATTTTTATATCCTCCTAAAATGTTTAATCCTGTTCTATCGGTTCAATGCTTGCAAGGAATTTCAATCCTGTAAAACCGCCTTTGTATTCTTCTTCAACTACCTTACCGTTTTCACCGCCGGTTAGTGGTACACTCTCAACCCAACAATTAGTCAGTTGGATTTTTTCATATCCGCCACCATATGCGTCTGGGTCTTTTAGTTGACTAATCAGTGTAGAACGTGGGTCTTTTCCTTGCATAAACGCTTCCGCAAAACTCTTGCCTCGTGAAAATACCTTTCGCACTTTCATTGTGAACGTACCCGATACACTCATCAACTTGCTATCCTTGATCATATCACCCGCAAATGTGACATCTTCACGGTCAGTATCCAGTGTTGCTTCAAAACTTGAAATTTCATAAATGACCGAATCGTCCCACCATACCTTGCCGTGTGTACCGGAAATAATGTTAGGTGCTGAAATTTTTCTACTCATATATGTCTACCTCCTCGATTACATGTTTACAACGAATTTCAAATCTTCCGCTGCGTTTTGCATTTGAATATGTGCCGCCATAAACATAAATGTGCCTGTATTGGCTTGTTTGATTGCAACATCACTCATATTTGCAACGTCAACACTTTTGCTTGCCAAATACTCTCTTTGTGCGTCTATGTCGATTTCTGCATAATGTTCATAACCGTCATATAGCACACCTTCCTTTGTCAGTGTTTCAAAATATTGATTCACTGCGGCGATAAACAGTTCTTTGTTTTCAATACTGTTACTTCTGCCGATATAGTTTTCTTTGAATGTTGTTCTAATGTCTTCTGCAATCAGATCCATTCCTTCAACTATCTTGATTGACTTCATATCCTCTGTCTGATTTGTTCCAACCGTTGTCAATGAATTCACACCTCGTGCAATTTCGACCTGCTCACCATCGTTGATTAAAATTAGCTTTCCGGCATCAACATCCGCATCGGGGGTTAAACTCTCTGTAATACTGTTGATTTCTGAAATGACTTTGCCTGTTACACTCTCATTCAGTGCAGTTCCGGCAATAATACTGGCAATATATACGCAAAATTCAGCGGTCGTATAGGTCTTACTGCCGATTTTTATATCATCGGTATCAAAATTTATAATACCGATGTTATTTGATACAGAATGCGGTAATACTGCCTTAAACGGTTTCTTTGCCGTTCGCTGTGCAATAATCCAATCTGCCACAGTCTTAACTTCACCGTCCTGTAATGACGGAACGGCAAGATAATTCCACTTCTTATTTGCCAAACGCTTCAATGCATCATCAAGACTTCCTTCTGCGGCAATTCTTTCGATAATCACTTTTTTGGGTGAACCTTTAAACGCCATATTTATGTAATTTAGATTGTCTGATGTCCAATGGCTCTTAACCACTTCCGTCTCATTGTTGTAAACGTATGTGGTATCTTCCTTGGTTTCATCCTTCAAAATCAGTGCAACTGTACCGTTTGCACTGCGTTTTACAGCGGTTTGTGCCGCCGCCTTAAATTCTACATTTATTGTTGATAATCCCATGTTATATACCTCTCATTTCTATGGTTTCTGCATTGTCATAATCGTCACATTCATCAATGGACTGTGTTATAGGAACGTCATACATCACAGTTAAACGTTCTTCTTCGATTGTCATATCCATTGTTTCCATAGTTAAATGCCTGTCCTGTACATCAATCGTACTGTACATCAATGTTTCGCGAATTTTTTCCGCCGCCTCGGCACATTCTTGTGCAGTTTCAGTTTTTGGAATATACTTGATGGTTACACTGTAAACGTCATCCTCCAAAAATCCTCCGGATTTTGTAATTGATGATGGGTATACATAGATGAACACTGCCGGCTTAGGATAGCCTTCTTGAATTTCTGATGATATAACATTAAATTCTGCATTTCGTAGTTTGTCCGCTATAAATCTGCGTATATCCTGTGATTTAATCATTGTTAAATTCCTCCACTAATTTATCTAACATTTTATTTGCATCTCGGTCAAAACGTGATTGTGCCTCTTGTATTGCATTGCTTAACATATGCTTACCTTCAACACGTCCGTGCGATTTAATTCCTCTGGCGAAGCGTTGTACTCGGTTTAGTTTTTGTCCTTTTTCTCTTGTTCTGCCTCCCGACACCTGTTCGTGACCTAATTCAACCAAATGTCCGTGAGGTGCTCTCGTTTGAATTCTGACAACTCGAACTGTTCCACCCTTGTATAGTTTGACTTTCTTTAATCGCCACGAATTGCGGAGCTTTTTCGTCTTTACGGGCGAAAGCGATTTTGTCTTTCTATTGACTGCTTGTCCCTGTGCCATTAAAAGTGCATCTGCTTTGTCCGGATAGTTTTTTTCAAAACGTTTGAACGATTTTTCCAATTCATCAAAACCGAATACATCTTTATTCGCTCTTGCCATATCTGTCCACCTCTGAACATACGATTTTTAATTCCCTGTGACTCTCATTTATATCCAATACGGATACTATGTCAAATACCTTTGCACCGTACAGAATTTTCATATTACTTTCAATGCCGTTAAAATAACGTGTTACCACGTTGTATGTTGTTTCTGCTCTAATTTTCTGCGATTCATCATATTCCCTGCCTGTTGCAGGCGAAACATATGCACGAACACCGTAATTGGCAAACACATTATTTAAACCGCTTAAAACTCCGCTTTTAAAACAGATTTCGCCGTCTTGCGTAGAATATACATCATCACTTGCAGTCTTTGTCACCGGGTGGAACGGAAACCACCCGATAACTTGTTCTAACTGTTCGTTTATTTCTGATGTTGACGGCTTTAAAAATACAACTTTGTGCCTTAGCTTTGCAAAATCCATTATTCTTTCACCTCATCATCAGTATCTTGTGGTGTTTCCAACTGTAACTGCATTAGCATAGTTGAAACATTCTGACTATACTTTGTCTGTCCGTATGGACTACGGTTTTCGTAATAGTCGCCCACCAACATCAGCATTACGGTATGTGCTTTGGGATTGTCCAGATCTACCTGCCTACCACATGCTGATTTGACGTATTCTTCCGCCGTTGATATGTATATTTCCAACAATGTATCATCATCGGATGTATCTAATCGCAGAAAATTCTTTACTTCGTCTAATGTTAGGGACATTCTTCACCCCTCCCATTCATTACGCAGCTGCTTTTGTCGTTACAGCCTTGCTTCCTGCTGCCGTTATTGTTCCGTAGATGTATGTAGAACTATCTGCCTGAATGACGTCATAGCTTTCGATCACACGCATAGTTGTCATATTTGCACCGAATTGATATTCAGTTGATACTGCAAACTGATAACCTTTCCTATCAATGAAATAACAACCGGCTTTAAGATTTCCGTAGAAAATCGGTGCTTGTCCTGCTTTGGTGTTTGGCAGTTGTGCATCTGGGAACACAATTACAGGTAGTCCTTGGAACAACTTTTGTGTCGGTGTTACATAGTCTTCCTTTAAAATCGGTCTGCCGACTGCGTCCTTTTCGCTGTCCATAATGTCAAATCCTGTTTGGTTTGTGACAATAACTGCACCGATTCGGGCGGATGGGTCCAAATCTTTGTTGATTGACGATTTCAATTCATCTAATCCCTTTATTGCCTTTGCCGTTTTACCGTTTTGCAATGCTGTGAAAATGTCTGTATTTTCACTGATGATTGAATTTTTAACAAACCAGTTATTTAGGTATGATGTCAAACCAGCCTTTTCCGATTCCAATAGTATATTTGAAATAGGGAAAACCTTACCTTTGTGTGTAACTTGGAATTTTTTCTGTTCAAATGATGGTTTAGTGCCTTCTGTGAGTGTATCGCCATCTTCAAAATCTGCCAAACCTGTCGGAACACCCTTTTCAAATACGAAACTACCGGTTAATGATGATGTCGGTACTACTGTTACCAAATCTTTTGCTGACATATATGTCTTTCTTAATTCTCTGATTGTTGTATCAACATCTTCAGGAATTAGAAAATTCTCACTGTCTGTACCGTTTGTGCCTGTAACCAGTGCATTTTCCGCTTCGGTCAATTTTTTTCTTAGTGCAATCTTTGCCATAACAGAAAAACCGTTTGCTGTTGTTTTGTTCTTTGGTTCTTCTGGTACGTTGTCCCTTTCCATTTCAAATAATGCTTTTTCATTTTCGTATGATGTTTGCAAATCCTTGATTTCGTCAATTAGTTGCTTCGCCTCATCAACCTTACCTTCATTTTGAAAATTTCTTGCTTGTGAATTTTTCTCTTTAATTTTTGCTAGTAATTCACGCATCTTCTTGTTCATTTTCTATTGCTCCTTCCATAAATACGAAATTGTCTAACATATCCAATTCGTTACTGTTTTTTTCTTTCTGTTCTTTCTGTTCTTC